GTTAAATACTCCGATGGCTGTTGTGGTACAACGACGTAATATTGCTCTTAGTGCTGCTGCGAGGATATTGCCGGGATTGCAAATAGATGAAAATGCAGGATATACATTCTACTATAAATATTCAAAATTACGAAAAACTGACAAAGGTTTGTCGAAGAGTAGTAAGAATATTAAAATTAGTACACGAAGCGGAATACAGACAAAAGACGTTCAGAACGAAGATGAGGAGTTAGAAGATGATAATATAAAGGAGTTTTATGGTCTACCTGTAATTAAAGAAGCGAGTTGGACGGATTTGATTATGGGCGTTGAAACATCTCAAGAATCGGAAAATGCAATAAATATTTTGATTGAATCTGCAATTGATGATTACGACTTGGAACCGGAAGAAGAGTTCTTACGGAATTATAGAATTAATTCTTTCTTAAGGAATGATGGAAATTATAAGCCAGCTTTCGACTTTGTTATGAGCAGGGCGAGAGATGAGTGTCAGGTGTTTGGAGATTTGGCTTTAAAACATTGGGCTGGATTATTAATGGAAATTTCAAAGAGAGAGAAGTTTTTTCCGTTAGGATTACAAGTAATGAAGGAATTCATTTCTAGATTCGGAGAACCTTTTCATCAGAATACTAGAGATTTATCGCAAATTAAGAACGAGGCCTATATAGTAACTGTTGTTTTGTTTTTTGAGATGTGTATTTCAGAATCTTTCTCGGAATTGAACGCTTTATTTAGATGTAAAGAAGAAAGATTGGATGAAGTGGAATTTGGCGGTATAAAGTTTCAACTGTATCAATTAGTGCGTGAACTATTTATAATGTGTATACCGCACCCGAAATATATAAACAATAAATTGCGTGCGACTTATTCTTGGTTTGTAAAATGCTGGGGTGTTGGAGCGGATGAGATAGTCGTGCTACATTCAGTAGGTGGTGATGATAGAAATAGTAAAGAAGTGGGTTACGTTGAATATCGAAAATTTCAAAACCCTTATAAACAAATGATTAATCATTCGAATTTTTTCGATCGTACGAAGAATGAAAACATTAAGAAAGTTTTAGAAATGGTTGACTATGTTAAAACAAAAACCTCACGTCCCTTGCCAAATTTATTGATCTTGCGATTTTTAGAGGAAGTTTATACAACGCCTTTTAACCCAAAGAAAATAAATGACGTGCTGATTGCTTCTTATCTTCTTTCGATTCAAACAATAACTGGTTATGGTAGAGCATGGGTAAAGAATTTAGGGGATGATGAGAGTAAGATGTTGAAACCTGATGATAAAAACTTTGTAAGACGACTCGCTGATATGACAGAGAATTTTGTTATTAAGTCGTATGAAGAGGCAGAGCGTAACGGTTTCACTATCGTACGGCCTGAATCAATGTATAGTTCATTATTAAGGATGGCGAAGAATACATCATCCGGAATGTCAACTAGCGTTGAGGTGGTTAAAACGTATGGTCCGTCAGCTGAGAGACGAAGAATCCCTGTACGCATAACCTCGAGACAGAAAGCGCTGGTTTTAATGAGAGAGGGGGACAAGATTTACAAGACGGAAAATATGGAACGCAAATTTAATACACCGTATTCATATCAAGCAAAAGGTCAGAGAGACGTGCCGATAAAAGCCACACGAACAATATATTCCATACATATTTCAGTTCTTGCGCCACAGTTGTTGCTTTCTTTACCTATAAATGAATACTTTTCAAGAGTTGGAGGTTCAACAAGACCAAATGCGAGAGAGATTGGAGGTAAAATTATCATTGGTGATTTAGAATCTACGGGGTCTAGAGTTATCGACGCTTGTGATACGTTTCGAAATACAGCAGATCCATCCATTTGTACTTTAGCACTTGATTATTCGGAGTATGATCAACATATGACTATTGACAATTTTAGAAATGGTATGATGCGTGGAATGGAGAAAGCGTTACATAAGTATAGTGATTTACGATATGAAGGTATGACAGTGTATCAATTACTACAATCTGGTTATGGGGATGGTCGGTTAATAGGATCATTATGGAATGGGAAGAGACATGTTATGCGGATGTCAAAAGATGAGTACGAAAATTTAGAGCCGGAATGGATTCAGCCTCCAGAGGATGCGCCTTTTAAGTTTTCACCCCCAGGTGTACGTATGATAAAAAACTTTTCTTGTATAAAAGACAAGAATTATAGAGGATCTGATTATATCTTGGTATCACCTTGGGATGGAAGTGATTTGGCTAAAGTTACAACACATTTATCGGGCGAAAACACTACATTGGCGTGGAACTCAGTACATAACCTGGCCGCAGGAACTATAATAAGGGAAGAGATAGCGAAGAAATCTCCAAATAAAATAGTTATTGAATCAGAGACCTACGTGGGAGATGATATGCTTATGTATACTACTCTAAATGAAAAACGTGGAGATGTTGTTGACGAAATATTAACTACTATATTTGATACTATTAAATTGTTTGGACATGAGGCGTCGGAATCAAAAACTACTTTTCTTCCATTTTCAGCAGAAAAAACGCAGACGCATGCAAAGCAGGGGATATACATTGGCCAGGATCGAATGATGTTTGTATCTTCTGAACGTAGGAAAGATATTGAAGATGTGCAAAGTTACATGCGAGCAAATGTAAATGTGTTTATTACTAAATGTAGTCGTGGTTTCAGCGCTGAACTTGCACATTTAATATTATGTTATAAAACTATATTCGTGGGGTATAGAAAGTTCAAAAGAAGTGTTTTGGCTGATGGTCGGATGCGTTCAAGATATTTTGATAGTAACGAAGATGGTTTTACATTATGCGTGTTGAGGAATCCTCTTACTTTGTATGTTCCATCAGAATGGAATGGATATGGGGCGCATCCCAGTGCAATAAATGTTGTTATGACTCCTGAGATCTTTTTAGATTGCTTCATGATGGATAGTTTTAGAGAAGAGGTGATCGTAATAAGCAGAATAGCAGGCGACATTTTACCAGGCTGGAATGAGACGAAGGCGGATAAACATGGGTTAAAAACAAAGGCATCCATGTCGTTATTTTCCAAGTTAGCGAGACGTGCGGTATCAGGAGTATTGCAGGACGCGGAACTAACGAAGAAGGTGCAAGATTTGCCCTTGCAAGGGTTTGGGCCTACACAAATTTCTTCAACAATGATGCACTCTGCGTTATTAAAAGAACCTAAAGCCCGCACTCTTTTATCTCCGAATTACGAAGTTGACTATCAAGATGAATTTAACAATTGGAGGAAAACTGCGTCAATTAAACCAGCTGGGACTGATTTACAGATTACGACGCAATATTGCAAGATATTCGAGGTAGAATTTGAATCGTTATTAGTAAAAGATATAAAGAGGAAACATTTTCCAGACGTAAACCTTTCTCCTGAATTGAAAAATCAGAAATTGATCATTGGAAATAGAAGTAGCGTAAGAAAGAGAATGTCTTATGTTGATCAGATTGATTCGATTTTACGGGGTGATGTTATTATGCGTGGATTTGTGACGTCAAATCACATTTTAGCTGTATTAGAGGAAATAGGGGTAGGGTACAATGCTGAAGATTACGCGGCAATATTTTCTTTAATGAATTTAGATGAAAAAGTTTCAGAGAAGCTGGGGAATTATATTGCAAGAGATAAATTACGTTTCGATGCACAGAAACTAAATAAGAGTGGTGCATGTGGAGATGAATTTTCAATGTCACTTGATGTATGTACGCAAGAGATGGTTGATAAGTTCACTGTTTTCCCTTATGAGCTGACCCAGACGGAGAGGGACGCAGTCGCTTTATATGCATCTCAAATGATAATGCTGCGTGCTGCCAAGGGTATCGACATAACAAGAATGCATTTTAAGGTTACAAATGAGCATAAAAGATTAGTGCAACGTGTGCGAATGCAATCAAAACTACCCGCTCGAAGACACATAAAAACTTTGTGTACGAACATCAGATCCCTCTCAGGTTCCATAATTACGCAGCAGTTTATTTGAGCGAGTAGTACGTCAATCAAGGAGTATACAGTAC